CAAATACAATTCATTTTCTTTGTTAAACCACGTATTATCTACTATTTGTGCCATTGTGTGTTATGTTTTATCTTCTCCTTTTTTATCGTCTTTCGGCTTTTTAGCCTCTTTTACTTCTGTAAATTTTGCTACTTTCTCTTGGTTAACTAAAGCGTTTGCAATATCTGCGCTAAACGTCTTTTTCTCGCCTTTTTTAAAGATTTCACAATCAGCAGTAAATTCAACTTCTTTAGTCATTCTTTAAAATATTAACTTGCTAAAGTCGCTAAAGCCGTAGTAATGTTTGCACATTTAGCAAATCCTGTTTTATCAGAATTTCTAATTAAGAATAGCATTCTTTTTCTAGCTTTTATAGTTACCATGTCCTCAATACCTTGAGCATTAACATAAACTCTTGAAAGAACAACTCCTCCCATTTCGTATATTTCTCCATAACGAGAATCTCCAACAACTAAAGTATTATCTGCTAAGTTATTATCCTCAACAATAACCATAGAACCAATATTCTCTCTGTCTGGGAAGATGTAGTTATTATTAGCGTCTTTTTTCAACACCAATCTATCATAAGTATCAGCGTTCATTGCTACAAAGTCTGGTTTGTATTTTGAACCTCTGTTTTTCACGATAGAAGTACGCATCTTTTTAGCTAAATCATAGATGTTAGCATCAGTAATACCTGAAGCTACAGCAGTATAAGTTGTTGCAGCAGCATATAATCCTTCAAGATTATTTCCTGTGCCATCTCCTACAGCTAATTGTGTGTCCACAACGCTTTCCACGTTTAGCTCAACAAATCTTTCTAGCTCCATTGCTGCTGATACTTCATCTTCTCCAAATTCTTCAGAAACAGGTAAAGTATCTCCTATTTTTTTCAAGTCTTTTTTGTACTCTACAAATTTTGCAGTTGACTCTGGAAAAGTACCTCCTTCTGCAACCATTGCGGCTGCTTTAACAGTTGTTGCTTCATCCCAATCGTGATAACGAACTTGTCCGTTGTGGTCTCCTTTTTTAATTTGTTTTTTTCTAAAAATATCATACAAAGACCTTGCTTTTCTAGCTAAAGGACTAATACCTGACAAACGTACAGCATCAGTATTATCTGTTATTGAAGCTCTAACTGTGTCAGCTTTAATCGTAATCTCTTTTTCACCTAAACTTCCTTTAACCATTGAAATGATTTGAGATTTGTTTTCGGTTACTTCTTCAAGAAAAGTTTTGTTTTCATTTTTACCACCTTTATTTTTAAAAGCGTCAAAATCTAACATCAAATCTTCAAGTTTCTGTACATTCTCTTCAAACTTGGTTTTATCAACTAAAGAAGTTTTCAAATCCTCAATAGATTGTTTGATAGTTGTCAGTTCCTCTGACTTCGGTGCATTTTCAATGCTTTTCGCTAACTCATCAAGAAACTCCCCGTGAAGTTTAGCTTGTTCAGACGCTTCCATTTCTTTAAACTGAGCATCTGAAATCCCTTTTTTCAATAAAAATTCTTTGAATTTCATTTTTGTTTTAAATTAAATGTTTGTAATAATTCTTTTTTTCGTCATTTTGAGTGCCATCAATTGGCGGCTCGTTTTCAAGAGTGTCATCTGACGGCTCATATTTATTGTTTAGAGTAGGTGTTGCTGAGTTGCTACCCATAACAACCGCACTACCTTCAATTATTTTTGCTTCAGTAACAGCCCAAAAATAACCTTTTTCATCTGCTACATCTTTATTTGCTATTAAAGAATAATATTTATCCCATATAGCTTTTTCTTCTTTATTCCATTCAGAATTAATCGCTAATTCTAGTTTAACGTAACGCATACCTACAGAATGGTTTTTAACCCATCCATTAGCATACTGATTAAGCATAAACTCGTTTCTCTTTTTTTCAATAGTGCTATCAAAAATTAACGCCTCTGTGCTACCTTCAAAAGGCAGTCCTAGTTCTTTCCATGTCATCAACTGAGTATATCCTTTAGCGTTGTCTGAAATGATTTTATCGAAACTTCTGTTATGCTCTTGAAGATGTAAGAAACTAATGTTATCTGAAATTGATTTATTCCAAATACCATTAATATGAACATCTCCATGACTATCTAAAAAATTAGTTGTGTTTATAACAACTTTAACTGATAAACTTTCAGGATTTGCTACATTTCCTTCTGATTTATTTGTTAAGTCGGTTTTTTTAATGACTTCAATAGAACCAAAAGAAACTGCATCAGCATTCTTTGTCTCTGCTTTTTTCAAAGAAATTAATTCCTTTTTATTATCTTTTAACGCCTTAAAGAGTTCTTCTTTGGTGGCAAATTCTTTTCTTGGAAATTCTAACGCTTTTATCATTTCTCTATAATTTTACCAGTCTCAACTGCTTTTTGTTTTTTTTCAATTTCTTTTGCTAAATGCTTATTTTCAGCTTTAATATCGCTTACACAAGTTAATCCAGCTTTGCAATTCCCACAACAATCTGTTTTTTTTTCTTTTTCCATTATAACTGTAGTTTTAGTAAAAGTTCATCAGTTTTTTTCTTTGCGTCTTCTTTGCTTATTGTTTGGTTTTCAATCGCTAACTTCATAGTTTCTTGAAACTTCTTCAATGTGTCTATCTTCTCGTTTATAATTGGTTGCATAGCTGTTAAATGGTCATAACTCGCTACAAGATGTTCGTTCTTTTCATATAAGCCCCATTGTTGGCTAAACGAGTTCATTGTGTTTGCTGCTGTAGTCATTATTGAATTTTGCAAATACCTTAACTCTCCTTTTTCTTGATTTTCAAAAGTTGAATTAGCACCGTAATAATTCAAAATATCCTTATTCATATCAAAAGCAAGTAAACACTTCAAAGCATCGTCTTTAAACATATCGTCTAAGTACAACTTTTTAAAATCACGAACTAAATGCTGTATTTCAACATCGTTATTTGTGATTTGAATGTTTTTGCTCCATATTATCTTTTCTATGATAGACCTGTCGCCATCTTGAATTTGAACAGGAGAGCCCTGCATATTGCTTTTATTTTTAGCAATATACTTTTGGCTCATTTTAAGATTAATGTTTTTTGACTTGATGTTTTGTTCAATGTTTTGTAGCACTTTCTCAATGCCTTTTACTCTGCTTGGAGAACTAATAAAAGAATTATGTGTAAGCCCGTTTGCTAAGTCATAAAAAGGAATAATATCTTTTAAATAAATATTAATCTTTTCATCATCAAGTTTATAGATTATGTGTTTTTCTCCAAAGGCTTTTTTGTCTTGTTTGGTAACTATGAATTTATTGATTTTTTCAACTTTGTTAAAATCAATATTAGTAGGTATTAAATTATAGATTGCTTTTGGAGTTTCTGCTTCAAAACTGCTAGTTCTAACTTTTTGTTCGTAAGTATAGCAATTACCACAAGCCGACAAAAACCACATTTGCTGAAATAAATAATCTTGCTGAGATTGAAAAAAATTAGGGTTTGCTAATAATTTAACGTAAGGGGAATTTTCAATTACTTTTCCGTCTAAAGTTTTATGAGTTATTCTCATTTGAGAATAAATCTTTGCTCTTAACGCTATTAATGTCATTAATACTGGATTAGTCAATGACAATTCTATGTATTCTTCGGATTTATTAAATCCCTCAACGTTTATTTCGTAATAAAAATTTCCATTTCTATCCCGTTCTACTCTTTTAAGCCCGAAAAAATTACCAAACAAACCCATTTGCTATCTATGTTTCACAACATTAATTGCAACAAATATATAAAATGTTTATTTATTCTTAGTGTTTTATGTAAAATTTATTTAATACCTAAATGAAATTGAAGAAAATTTTTTATATATCTATCTGCATCCATTAAGTGATCGTCTTTTTTTATTGGTCTGTCTAAATTCACACCTTTAACAACTTCCCATTCGTAATTTTCGTATTCTTCTTGGTAGTTTTTACTTTCTTTTGTATAGTAGTTTTTTTGTGAGTTTATAAAGTCAATACCCTGATTAACGCTTCCTTGTCCTTTTATCGCTGGCAAAACATAAAACCCTGCGTTATTTAATTCTAAAATTCTGTTTGGGTCTGCGCTATCAGCAACAATTAATGATTTTTTATCAACCCCTAATATAGTAAGCATTTCGGTTAATGAAACACTCATTTTGCTAATAGGCATATAAAGTCTTTCTTTTGTGAAGAATGTTTTTTCAAAATATTTTACCTCAACTAGTGCGGTTGGGTTTGTGCTTCCGAAATCTAATCCAAAGTAACTATTAGCACTAATCCTATCAAACTCATCGTTAGTTATAACCCCAAACCCTGTATATATTCTGTTCGGTTTTTCAGCTTTTAATCCTAATCCATATACCTGCCACTTATACTTGTTGCTGGTGCTTTGACTTTCATTTCTTTGACATCTTTGCAACTCTAATAAATCTATTAAAGCAAGGTTTCTTTCGTTTATTTTGCAATCATAATATAACGCCTCATGTTCAGACATTATATTATTTATAACTACCGAACACATTTCGATAGGTTGGTAGCTTTCAATTTTTATACGTTGCTCTTCAGGACAAAAAGGATTGTCTTTGTAAGTAGAATGAATAACAATAGCGTTATCCCTCTTGCTTAATTCTTCAATCCAATGACTTCTTTTAGGATTCCAGTCAATAAATATTAAATCACTTCTTTGGTCTATCTGGTCAAAGGTGTCTTCACTAATTTTATATGGTTCATTTAGCCACGCCACATTTTGAGTAAGTCCATGCACTTTTTCTTCGTCATCTGCTCCGTGTATTTCAAAATAAGTGTTTCTTTCTGGATATGCGTAAAAACTTTCTGTTTTATTTCTGTTTGCATAAATAAGCCTATTGGAAATAGATAAGACTTTTTGGAAGTCTTTCCAAATAGTATCTCTAGCGTCTTTTTTTGTATCACGCCATGCTGTAACTCTAAAGTTGTCGTTGTTTTCGCAAATTTGGTGAAGTAGTTCAATTAATGAAAAAGTTTTTGAACTTCTTGAACTGCCAGTGTTTATGATGTATTTGTATTTTCTTTTACCATTAGCGTCTTTAACTTTCATCGCTTGGTAATTCTTGTAAAATACTGCTGTAATTCCGTATGTCATAATTCAAAGTTAGCGGTCATGCCTAACATCGTGCTAAAATGGAAGTTCATCACCTGTTTCCTTTTTGGAAAGAACTCGTTTTATTCTGTATGGTTGCCAGTATCTAATCTGCATCCATAACCAGTAACGCATCCAATACCATATTTTGACAAAGAATAAAACGATTTTGGTTTGCAATGGAAATATATACTCACTTTCCTTATTGCAGAATATTGAAGCTGCACTATATCCAGTTAGTGTCTTGTATTGCAAACCAACGTGCCATGAGAAGTAAACAGGTTTAACAATCACTTCTTCACCATTCCATTTGTATTTTGCTTTTAGTTTCATATTTAAAATTTCGTTTTAATAATCCGGCACGAACCGCTAACAAAGTATTTAGGAAATGGGGGGCTAATGATATAACTCAACTGAGTGCTATTAATCAGCTTTTGTTTACCCATATAGCTATGTGCCTCACCTCCCCCCACTTCTTAAATACTCCGAACGTTACCAGCAACCCTAAAAGAGCGTTGGCAACTTGCGTTCTACGGTGCAAATAGTATCGTTATGACTGCCACCGTGAGCAACCAGCAACACTTCGATTAACTGCATACCTCGTTTTTTACCAACCCCAGAACTATTCCAACCAAAGCACATTACAATTCCATTCGGTTTTAATACTCTTGAAATTTCGTTTATATGCTTAGTTCTCCAACTGCTTTGTGTGGTTTCCATAGTTACAGGTAATCCCACATTTTTGTAACATTCGCTCACCTGTCTTAATGAGTAGGGTGGGTCGTAAAAAACAAAGTCTATCGAATTATCCTCAAACTGTTTTAGAAAATCAACAGCGTCTAAATGGTAATCTGTATCATATTCTGGGTTTAAGTCGTTCGTAATTTTTGCTAGTTTGCATTTATTAGCAAATGGGTCAATACTTACCATTTCGTCTTTCAAATATTTTTGTATCAGTTTTCGGATGCACTTAATATCGAAAGTGTTTGAATTGGGCATTTCCCAAATTCGTGAAAACAAAGGGCTGCTGGTAACATCGGCTATAACCAATGGCGGCTGCCCTGCTAATTTTGAAGTTTGTAACTCGTTCATACTGTATCGTTTATTTAAAGTTTCGTTCTCGTAATCCGCCACTGGTCATAGCCGCAGCCGTTAACCGCTATTTAAACGGTACTTGGTGTATAACGATATTTTCGTGAATTATAGGAAATGGTTTCATTTTTAAACTATGATAAGGAAATCCTTTAAAGTCACACATTTTTTTATAATTTCCGAATACTTCAACTTCTTCGGAAATTACTACTATCACATTTTTACGTTGCATTATTCAATTATATGTGAGTTATTCCAATCAAAATTTGTTTCTAAAAGCCAATGTTTGCCACGACTTTAAAAACCTTTAATCGTTATTTTTTTTGTCTAAACCCCGTATTTTTTTAGACAAATTGAAAAAACAAGAACTTATATCGTTATTTTTTAATCAATTTTGAAGTCGTCTATTTCTTTTCCGTTAGGCAAAGTTATTGAAATATTAGATTTTGTTTCAATTGGTTTACCTCCACTTGTAATGTCGGTCTTATCAGTAAGGGAATTTAATCTCTGCGTAATGCTTGGGTTATAAAAGCCTAACAGCCCTCCAATTATTTGATTTTCACGTATTTCTTTACGTATATGCGAACAGATGGCAACAAACTCGCTATAATAACCGTCTTTATTATCAAAATATTGTCCTACATTTCCATAGTTATTGTGACAAAATCTTTCAAACCCCTCCAAAGTCATTGGTACTTTTTGAGGTTCTTCAACTCTTTCATCGTATTTGCCAACATATTGGACTTTAACCCAATCTTTAGACTGTTTTTTTAAATCTTCTTTATATTCCAAAAAAGCCTTTTCTAACTCATCAGGAGTTTTAAATATTCTAGTAGGATGTATGTTTCCGTTTTTTGGCATTTTTATAAAAATTATTTTTACTACTTAAAGCAATACAAAGATAATAAAAAAAATTATTCTTTATTTAGTTGTTTTATAAGTTCTTGTTATATGCAATAAAAACACTAATCACCGTTGTAATATTTAGGGTATGGTTGTTCTTTAAGCAAACACTTTTTTTTCCAACGCTTATCAATGAATTTAATGTATCTAAATTGTCTTAGTTCTTCACTTGTGGCACGTTCTTTATTGTCCTGTAAAAACTTTGCACTCTTACTAAGTTTCGGGTCTCTTGTCATCAGGCTGTTATGGTAAACTTCACCATCAACAGTCCAAAACGTAGAAACGTGCTCGCCATAGAAAGAGAAACTTGCAGCTTGGTAAACTATTCCAAAGCATCCGCAACGTTCATCCGCAAAACTTTGAATCCATTTTATTTTTGGAAACTTGCTTCTTATGTATCTAAGGCTATAACTTAAAGCCATTGTTTCACTATTTCGTTTTGCTTTGTCATCTAACCACATTCGGTTTAGTTCCAAATATTCATCCATTTGCGTACCTTCTACCACGCTACCACAGCTTGCAGGGTTCATAGCATATCCGTATTGTAAAACACCCATCAATTCACCGCAAATGAATACACCTAAATGAATGTACGTTGCGTTGTAGAACTTTTTAGAATAGTGATTCTTTACAATCAAATCGTTTGCAAGTTTTCTATCTATTTCTTTCACGTGCCAGTCATCACTTCCAAAGCCTATTATTTCCCTCGCTCCAAAAAGTGTTTGCTGGTCGTTGTATATCAAATCTTTGTGCATCTTAACCCGTGTTTTAAAAGCACATAACACGTGTTTTGCAAAATGGCGGGTGAATTGCTAAAACAAGTGTTACTGCCTTTGTTAATGCTTTTGTTTTTAAATCTAATCTTGGTGCTTTAATCCGCCACTTCGCAAAACACCTCATTAGCAGTAATATTACCGAACTCGTTCAACATTAATTTCGGTTCCTTCA